CCGCCCTCTGTGTCGCACCACTGGGACTCTATGCACTGCTCGCATGGCCGTGGTATCTCGCTGCCTTCGCGCTCGCCTTGTTGCCACTTGCACACAATGCCATGAGTTTGCTAATGTTCCCGATGTTCATCGCAATCTCCTCCTTCCGAAGCACCGGCTGGCGTTATCCCCTTTCGCTGGCCGGTGCTGTAGGTCTCAGCGCTTACTTCTGGCTCCCCGGCTTATTCGAGATGCAGTATGTGCGGCCCGAGTTGCTGCGCACCGATTTCTTCGACTACCACCGGCACTTCATTTGGCTGAATCAACTCGTCTGGGGTCACTGGCAATTCGGCTACTCGCCCCTGGGGATGGATTATTCGCTCGGGTTGCCGCACATTGGTTTAGCACTAGGAGGAATCATCTATGCCTTTCAAGACCGGCTGCGAACATCTGAATGCACTACCCGTGACGGTGATGGCCGAGAAGGGCCAGATCCTAATCGGCTGGCATTGCCCCGACTGCGGCGAGGAAACTCCGAACGAATCTCAAGTGTTTGTATCTTTACCGCCGCGTCGATAATCGGTGCCTTCCTGGCTACGGGTTACAGCGTCTGGGTCTGGGACCGCATCCCGATCTTCCAGTACTTTCAGTTTCCATGGCGCACGCTCGCGCTTCCCGCCCTCTTCATGCCACTGCTTTCATTGTGGGCCCTTGAGACTCTATTTCACGTGAAACATGGCCAGGTGCTAGTGATCCTTGCCATCGGGCTGCTGATCGCGGCGAATCTCGGGCATGCCTCGCCCAAGGGATATATCCAATTAAATGACTCGTGGTGGACGCCGCACAATTTGGCGGTTAGCGGATTCGAGACAACGACAAGGGGCGAATATACACCGCGCGATACCGCGGCGTATGCCTACTTGTCGCACCCAACGCGAATACGCCAGATTGGCAAGACAATATCCTTGGCTACGCTATCCGCGATCCTGCTCGCTATATGGAAAAAGAAAGGGAAGCCACCGATGTGACTCCCCTTTTCGACTACGGCCCACCTCACTTCACAGCACCTCATTGCGGGCCACTTCGCGACTCGGCTCCAAGGCACACCAACGCCAAATCACAACTCGGCTGTGACACAGGACGCCACTCAGCGGCTCACATCGGTTCATACCTCGGCTCCAGACCGGATCATAACACCGCGCGACTCGGCTTCAGCTCAACTCAGCACGCTGCGCTTCACGCCTCGGCTCCGGATCAATCCAGTTCACTTCAAATCAGGCCAGATCTCGACTACACTTCAGCCCACTCCGGCGCACGCCGTTACACCACTCGACTTCACTTCTCCATGGGCGCTTCGAGTGCTTCCGGCTCCGCCCCAGTCGTGAATTTGAGCAGTGCCTTCATCAAAGGCTCGCTGTACTTCGCGACGCCAGGGTTCCGTGTCTTTGCAATGATGTTCAACAGTCGCAGCGGAACGGTGGCTTTCAGATCGCTTTGGCCACGTAATACGCGCTCTTGAGTTGTCGCGCGGGTCTCAGTGATCTTGCCGGCCTCCAACTCGGAATACAGTTTCTCGCGGGCATTCCCGATCTCTTCCAGAGTTTGCAGTTTGGTCATTGTGTCCGTTCTCCCTTGTTACAGAATAAAATCGACTACGATGCGAGACAGACCAGGCCGGCCCAAATCTCGGCTTCATCGCGCCACATTTCAGTCCACTTCATTCCACTTCTCGGCTTCACGACAACACAGCCCAGCCCGACGCAAGACACCGCACAGCTCGGCTTCGCAACGTTTCATCACAGGACACATCACGTCTCGTCTTCAGCTCACTCGACTTCACCCCACGTCAAGGCATTCCAGAACATCCCTCGGCTTCACGCCACCACTCGACAAGTCACCTCACGACACGGCTCGGCTTCAGGACGCGTCGCACCACATAACGATACTCGACTTCAGGGCCACCCCATGCCAATCCACGTCCGCTCACACCACGACTCGACTTCATCACACGACGTCTCAGCGCAGCACGCTCCTCGGCTCCATCCCAGTCCATCTCGCCGCACTCCGACCCACGCCAGTACACCCCAATGCTCGACTACAGATCACTTCATTGCTTTATAAGTCGATGCGCCGGATGCTGGCGACGTAACGTCCTTCGCCGTCGGATCTTTCGCCGGCATAGCCGTGAACACCTCCATACGCGAAGAGACTGCTGAGGTCATCCTCGGAGATCGACAGCCGACCCGACTTTGCTGTCATCACTAGGAGGGGCACCCGCAATCTAGCCCCCTCGACAAACTCGTAGGTCTTGAGAGCGGAAATCATACCCCGGGGAGTCATGGCATGGACCGCCTTGTCGAGCGTTCCGGTCGGTTCCCGCATCTGTTTGTCGTCTTGACCTATTATCGGGAGCCAGTAGACCCGGGGATCGTAATAGACACAATTTAGGACTTTCACCGCGAATGATGCTTCCTTTTCGATTTTCCCAACCCACAGGCGCGATAGCGTACGCGCGCAATCCTTGAGATGCGCCCGGATAGTCGCGAGCCGCACGACAAGGCCGCTCTCTTGCCTTTGAAAAATCAGGGTGCTCGACTCGATTTCCTCGGGCTGCGAATCCATGACTTCTTCCGCGACCTCGGTGATGCTCTTGGAATCCGGCGGTCGGTTCGCAGGTTTGCGGGCGTCCAGCCATTTCTTCACCATCCCCGGATCGCTCGGGACGGAGCCACACAACTTCGTGAGAAAGTTGAGCTCAACTTCGAACTTGGTCCACATTTTTCATCTCCTCCATTTACTCGGCTTCGAATCATTCCAACGCACTGCACGTCAGCACTCGGCTTCATTCCACGACACTTCATGGCATCGCATTTCACGGCTTCAGCCCGCACCAATTCTCGGCTACATTTCACCGCAATGCGCTTCAGCACAATTCACGACAGCACACGACTTGGCTTCACTTCTTCCCGGCAGCCTCCTTTGTCTGCCATTTTCTGTGTTTGCAATTGGGACAACTAAGTGGCGGCTGGTCTAAACGCCCGCGCCATTCATGCCCGCATTTCGCACATTTGTACTTCATAATCACCTCTTCGACTTCAGACCACCTCATTGCACGGCACGCCACGACTCGGCTGCGGCTCACGGCACGACACCACGGGGCACAACAAACCTCGGCTACACGTCAATACGGTACAATGCACTGCATTCCTCGACTTCACAGCACCTCACGACGACCCAAATCACACCGATTCACATCAGGACTCGACTTCGGGTCACGCCGCTTTCAGTACACGACAATACACAACAGTTCTCGGCTGCACTTCGGCGCACCTCACTACTCACGATGATAATAAGCTGGTCGCGGGTATCTTGTCAAGTCCTTTTATTGCGCGTATAGCTAAATCAGCGGGTAGCCTAACGAGGTCCGCTGACAACTCCGAAAAGACGGAGCGGGTAGCTCAGCCGATCTGAGCAGACTACGGTTCCGGTTATCCGGGCAGGCCGCGTCGACCGTTGAACGAGGATTCAACCTAGAGGCTGCACCGGATGAAGGCCGGAACAAAATCAATCCCGACATAAATCTGTTGCAGCCTCTTGTCTTGAGCGTCGCGGCTCAACTAGACAAGAGGAACTAACGTAGCTATGGCTACCGTGGACCAGAGTGTCGTAGCACTCTATGAGTATAAATTCACTCAAATTTTCGAGTTACTCGCTCAGCAAAGATATGAGCGCATCGTCTCATCCTTTAAGCATGGCGTTCATACCCGGTCACAGCAGGCTCAGGCTGTCAAACAGATAGGTATACTCGGCGTACAACAACGTACCGTGCGTTTGGAGCCCATAACCTTCATGGACGTCCCCCATGACGACAGATGGGTAACGCCGAAGCCCTTCGACGGCGCAGTTCCATTTGACAAGTGGGACGAAATCCAGACGATGGCTGACCCGCGCTCCAGTTATGCGGAGGCATTGCAAGCGGCGATGAACCGGCAGCACGACGCCGAGTGCATTCGGGCATTCGACGAAACCAGCAAGACCGGCCAGCTCGGCAACGACACGACCGCATTCCCGTCGGGCAATATCATCGCGTCGAATTTCGGAGCGTCTGCCGACACCGGCTTGACCGTCGCCAAGCTCCGTGAGGCGCGGCGCTCGTTGCTTGCGGCTGAGGTCGATCTCGATGTCGAGAAGCTCTGGTGCGTCGCATCGGCGACCCAACTCGACAATCTGCTGGCCGAGGCGCAGGTCATCAACCGCGATTTCAACCAGCCGGATGCACCTGTGCTCGCGGAAGGCAAGATCACCCGCTTTCTCGGTATCCAATTCATCCACAGCGAGCAGCTCGGGCTCGATACCACGCTCGCCTACCGGAAAGTTCCGGTATACGCCGGCGGTGGGATGCACTTCGGGACCTGGCAAGGCATCGAGACGAAAATCACGCAGCGGTTCGACCTGCGCGGACATCCGTGGCAGATCTACATCGATGCATATTTCGGCGCGTGTCGATTGCAGGAAAAGAAGATGTGGATCGTCAACTGCCTTAAGTAATAAGGCGAGGTAGACAAATGGCCGATGAAGTAAAGCGAATCGTCCATCGCGTCGGGGTGGCTGGCCCTGAGTCGGCCACCAAGGGCGCGGACGATCCGCCTAAGAAACCGATGGCCCCGGCGGCTGCTGCGATTGCATCAGCTAAGCTGGCCGATGTGAAAAAGCCGTGACACAAGCTGAGGCAGTTGCAGCTTTAGAGGTCGCCAGTGCAAATCTGGCGGCCTTGGTTCTCACGACAAGCCTGACCGTCGATCAGCTCGATGAACTGAACGACATCATTGAGCAGATGGCAGCGAGCGTCATGACAGTGCCCGTATCGGATCCGCCACCGTTGGTCGCGCAAACGGTGGGAGTCCAAGGCCGTCAAACGTCAACGATGGGCGCATGGACCACGTTGCCTTAGCACCGTTGCCCTGGCGGGGACGGAGGTAAAGACAAATGGCCGTATTCATTCGTAAATCAGGAGTGATAACCAACCGCGACGCTTCGCCGCCGCTACCGTCCGATCTGCGCACTGCGGGCCGCAATTTCATGAAACGCGCGCGCGTGCTGACCGTGACCGCCGATTCGATTGCGTCCATGTACGGATTCTTCACGCTTCCGGCAAACGCCGTTGTGGTGTCGTGCCAGTTGTCGAATGCCGCGTTGTCGGCCTCTACCACGGTCGATATCGGTCTCTGGGAGACACCGTTGCGCGGCGGATTCAGCTCGACCACGGGATGGCTAACTTTGGCAGGTGGAGTAACTGGTGCCGATCAGTTCTTCGGCGATGCGGTCGCGATGACCAATGCCGCAACCAAGGCCGAGCAGTTGTTCGCGAACACCAATTTCTACACGCTGCTCAATGCCGACCAGATGATTTGGCAGGTGCTCGGCCTCGCAGCCGATCCGCAGACCGAGTACGACCTGGTGGTCGTCGCGGAGGCGGCTATCGTCGCGGGTGGGACCATACTTTTGGAGGTTACTTATAAGATGCAATGAAGCGCTATGTGACAGGGCCTCGGTCTCTTTATTGTCCCCACGGGCTAGAGAGCCGAGGCTCGTGTCATCGTTGCAAAAGGGCTGATTATATGCGCGCTTGGCGGCTTAAGAACCTTGAGCGGGAACGAGCGCAGCGCCGCAGGCATTACCGACAGCATGCGGCCGAGCATATCGCAGACACGAGCGCCCGTCAGGCTCGTAGGTGGCGAGAGGAGCCAGAACGGATGAGTCAAATCTATAAAGACTGGGAGCGCAGAAATCCCGGCAAACGGCTCACCTACCAACGTCGCTATCAGTACGGTATCGAACCGGACGATATTGAACGAATGCTCGTCGCACAGAACCACGCCTGTGCAATTTGCCTAGCGCCGTTCACAACGGACCGGGGTCCACATGTCGATCACGATCACGTGAGCGATAATGTGCGCGGACTTCTGTGTGGCAGTTGTAATCGTGCGCTCGGTCTCTTCGGTGACAACCCAGACAGTCTAAAACGCGCGGCGGAATACGTCGCAGTCAAGCGCGTGCTCAGCATCGTGCGCGCGCAGGAGAAAG